ATGCAGATTCAATCCAAGAAATCCATCAACATAATGTTCAATAGGAAGAACAAGTGGATATCTGTCATAGATCGGAAGAGTCTTTTTGAGTTTTGGTGAATAATAGAAAAAGTACATTTTTCCTATTTCGGGTCTTCCTCTTTTACGTTCTGTGTTTCTCTGAAGTTTTCTTCTGTGCCAATACGGAGATGTTGTTTTCCCACGAAACCAATCACCAGCTTCACGCGGTGTTGGATCTTTTTTGGGAGTTGAATTGATTTGTTCTTTTGCTTTCTTCATGGAAGTATTTATCTTATGATTCCAGCCCAAAGTTCCATCTCCACCTTTTGTAAGGTTATAACCAGTTTCATACGTTCCGTGTTCTTCTATCATTAGTATTTCATCTTCGAGTGTTGCATCTTCTTTTAGTATTTCCCATTCAAAATTTTCAAATCCATATTTATACAAAGCTTTTTGAAAATAGAATTTTTGATAATTTGGATTATCTATCATTGCGCTTATTTCATGTATTCTTTTTCTTGTTGGCCAATTTGAATCGAATCCAATATATGCTTTGCCATTAATCATATTTGTTGCTTTGTAAATAACAGCCATATCAATTATCTCCTTTGATATGACTATATATGAAACTAGAGTGTTATAAGAATTATAGTCCCTGCAAAATTCTTCCCTTCGTCACCACTTCGGTTTCTCTGAATCGAAGCATCATTCGAACCGTCACAGGATATCCGTTGTGAAACGTTGAATAAACACCAGTTGGTGCATATGAAACGTCACACTGTTCAAGGACACAAGTGTTGATTCGAGGAATTCTCGTGTTCTCGACACCACGATAAAAAAATGTCAAGTCAAATTCAGATGGTGGAATATAAAAGAATGTTCCTATTGATGATGAAGATCGAAGTTCTGGTGCAGCGTGGAATCGAATTGTTCGAATGATTTGTTCAAGTGCAATGGATTCTTTCTCGCTTGTAGGAGCGAAAAGAAAATCAAATGCAAATTGACGTTGTGCTGTGTTCGCGAACAACACTTCAACTTTTGGATTGATTGGCGAACCTGCAATTTGTGCTGTGTTTGAAATGATTTGACCTGCCGTGTCGAATAGTGATCCTGCCAGTGCTGCGCCTGTCTCCGCTCCTGCTAGAGGACCCGACACTGATCTAGCACCAAGAATTCCTCCTGCCGCTCCACCGATGAATTTAGCGGCACCTCCTGCTACCATTGCGCCGAAGTTTGTCAGTGACACGTTATCGAAATCATGAGCATCAGTGAATGACAATTCAGAGTTTGGCATATAGAGCGCAATCGATTCAACAATTCGTCTCGTGAATCGTGGTCGAGTCAGTGAGTTTCCTGCTGAAAGATTATTTCCCGCTGAATCGACAAAATGTGTATCGATGTTATATCGAAGTGCATCAGTTTTTGACAATTCAGATGTTTGACTAAAAATCTGGCGACCATTGATCGTATTATATGTCGATTGCGTCTGTGCATTGATATTCAGGACCATATAATGTCCGTTCACAGATTGTTCCCCCAAGTCTTGTGGAAACATTCGTTGCGTGAAATCGTATTTCGATTGGAGTAACGTTGCATCTGTCGATCCTGGATTTGACGACGCGAGATCAGTCAAATTTCCTACGGATGTTCCCAGAGCTTCAAGAGATTCAACTCCTAAATTATACAGAGTCACGGCACCATTATATCCTGGAAGAATTTGAGCTGGATCCAGCGACGGTAAATAGTCTGAAAATGGCACGAGTTTAGATTCCTTGTTGTATTATATATATTTATATGAAAACTCTCAAAGGAAGATTTCGTCCAAAGTTCCCTAAAAAATACGAAGGTGATGCATTGAACATCATCTATCGATCATCATGGGAATTGAAGGCGATGCAACATTTCGATCTGAATCCCAATGTTCTTTCTTGGCAAAGCGAAGAATTTCATATTCCTTATTTTGATCCTACGACTGGAAGGACAAGACGATACTTTCCAGATTTCAAAATAAAAATTCGAACGATCAAAGGAGATATCGTCACGCTTGTGATTGAAGTGAAACCGCGATCCCAGACAATTGAGCCAAAGCCAAAAAAGAAACTGACAAAGAGTTACATCACGGAAGTCACAACATGGGCGACGAATTCAGCAAAATGGCAATACGCGAAAGAATATTGTGCAGATCGTGGATGGGAGTTCCGACTCATGACGGAATTTGAATTAGGAATAAGATAAATACTTCCATGAAGAAAGCAAAAGAACAAATCAATTCAACTCCCAAAAAAGATCCAACACCGCGCGAAGCTGGTGATTGGTTTCGTGGGAAAACAACGTCTCCGTATTGGCACAGAAGAAAACTTCAGAGAAACACAGAACGTAAAAGAGGAAGACCCGAAATAGGAAAAATGTACTTTTTCTATTATTCACCAAAACTCAAGAAGACTCTTCCTATTTACGATAGATATCCACTTGTTCTTCCTATTGAACACTATACAGATGGATTTCTGGGATTGAATCTTCACTATTTGTCTCCTGCTAATAGAAAACTGCTTTTGAATAAACTTAAAGCATATGCAAACAATGATCGATTCAATGAGAATACTAAACTTCTTCTGTCATATGAATTGCTGAAAAACACATCGACAATGCCGTTGGTTGCTCCTTGCATCAAGAGATATTTGTTTTCGCATATGAGAAGTATGTTCACTGAAATAATTCCAGAAGAGTGGGATTATGCTATTGCACTTCCTGTTGAAATCTTCGTTACGAAATCATAAGGAAATAAAATGGCATCAGTCAAAATCAAAAATGCACCAGAACTTGAGTATATCGCGCTTCCTTACTTTTATGTGAAGTCAACAGAATATGGCGGTCTCGCAAAAAGCGCAAGATTCATGGTTAGAATTATTCCATCAGGCACAGACAACGCCCTGAAAAAGTCCGCATCGTTCATGCGCGATCTGTCATATCTTTGCGAATCGGCTGAATTTCCTTCTCGTGGATTCCAGTCAATGGACATTCGGTATTATGGTTCGAATTTCAAAGTTCCTTACCAGACTTCATATGAAGATTTGAATTTGACATTTCTGTGTCGAGATAAGTTTCTTGAACGTGAATTCTTTGATACATGGATGGAAATTATAAATCCTTCATCAACAGCGAATTTTTCATATAGAAATACGTATGCGTGTACAATCGAATTGTTTCAACTATCAGACATCGCCGCCGATGAAAATTCATACAACGCAACAGCACAATACAAATTCACGTTCAATGATGCATGGCCGATTCTTGTCAATCCACAACCAGTGACCTGGGCTGATGATAACTTTCATCGATTGACTGTCTCGTTTACGTATAATCGATGGAGTCGCGACGAATTGGATTCAAAGACTCCTGAGAAATATGATCTAGTCAAAGGTGCATCTTCGATCACGACTGGAGGAACAACGATTCCTCGATTCAACACTGAATTCAAAAACAAATAAGGAATTATTATGAGTCTCCCAAAGATTTCTGTGCCTACATATTCTGTTACACTTCCTTCGACAGGAAAAGAAGTTCGCATTCGTCCATTTCTTGTCAAAGAAGAAAAACTGCTATTGATGGCGGCACAATCCAAAGATGTGAATGAAATTATTCATGCAACTCTTCAAGCGATCACAAATTGCCTCATTGACGATGACATTGATGCGTCGAAGCTTCCGTTTTTCGATGTTGACTATCTGTTCATTGCCCTTCGCGCAAAATCGATTGGTGAATCAATTGAGATCAATTTTACGTGCAACAACGTTGTCGATGAAGAAAAATGCGCGCAAATCTTTCCTGTGAATCTTGACATTTCAAAAGCTGTTATTGTGAAAGATGAGTCGCAAATAGCGAAAATCAAACTATCCGAGTCTGTTGGTGTTGGAATGAAATACCCGAATTATACTGCAATGAAATCTACGCTGTCATCAGAACTTGAGATGGATAGAAAAATTCGCATGATCTACAATTCACTCGATTTCATTTGGAATGGAGATGATGTTACAAATGTCATTGACGTTTCATTCGAAGATTTTAATACGTGGATCGAAGATTTGACCGACTCTAATTTCGCGAAACTCGAATCTTGGGTTGATCATCTTCCTACATTCGAGATTGTTACAAGTAAAGAGTGTCCTAGATGTAAGTTCAATCATCACATTCATTATGATGACTTTCAATCTTTTTTTTTATAATGTTTGGTTATGACAATCTGATGAATCATTACAAGACAAACTTTAATCTTATGCAGTTTCACAAATATACACTTTCTGATATTGAGAATATGATTCCATGGGAGAGATTCTTGTATATCGATATGTTGAAAGCTCATATCAAAGAAGCGAATGAAAAAGCAAGAGACCAACAAACAGCAATGAGACATCGATAAAATGCCAAGAAAAATAACGAGTGAATCACTCACAATCGATTACAAAACAATTTCATCAATTCCTGTTGGAACAAGACAGAAATTGTTTTCTTCAGGACTCGCGGACGTTATGGCGAAAGCTTTGACTCCAGGTCAAAGAGTTGCGCTGTTTCCACAATATTACAAAGACTCCCTGAATACAATTGCGGGTCAAAAGTCTGAAGTTACTCCCTATTCAGGAACGACTGCACCAACTCCTGGTGTGACAAATTATACACCAAAATCAACAGATAATCCTTCGAATCCAAAATCAAAGGATACGAAAACAACAGCGACTCCTGATAAGCCAAAAGAGAAAAGAGGAATCACTCCTTCAGAGTTTCGAAAAATAGAATCGAATCCACTCCTTGCTGGATATGGAGATCGTCTAGGAAAAGGAAAGAACAACACGAATTCGAATGTTGGATTGAAAGATTTAACACATCGCGAGAAAGCTGTCATTGACATGATTTCGAAGCGAGAAGGAACATCATCAGAACAAGGCTACAATATTATTCTTGGAGATAAAAAAGGAACACCCGGAACGTCTGTACTCGGTGCGCCTCCAAAACCTATTACACAAATGACGCTGAATGAGTTGAAAGATTGGCAAACCGAGATGTTGAATAATCCAAACAACAAATGGAATTCTTCTGCGGCAGGTAAGGGTCAGTTCGTTCGCACAACTCTGTTCGGTAAATCAGGAAATCCTGAAGGTGGATTGCTCTGGAAAATGGGAATCAAACCTGAAGATTATGACAAATACAATTTCGATGAAAATCTTCAAAACAAACTGACACTTCAGAATTTCAAAGATTATGTAGGAGATCCTAATTCAACGCCCGATTCATGGAATTTAACAGGACTTCAGAATCAATGGGAATCATTTGATACGAGAAAAGGATTTGCCCCTTTAAATGAGTCTGAAATTTCTTCTATTAAGGACGCAACGACTGATGTTATTCAGACAGAAACAGCAATTCCCCTTGAAGCACAAAAAGAAATGAGTGCTGAAGACCTTGCAATGTTGAATGAATCATCAGAAGGAAAACTCAACTCAAATATTCCAACTGCAACGCCAACAGAGTCAACCGATAAATCAAATCTCGAAGTCAAAGATTCTGCGAATGCTCGTCCAGTTCTGAAGCCTATTGAGAATCCACTTGATTATATTTCATCTCGAAATCCTCGTGGTGCGAAGATGGAAGATGTTGATCCTGTTCTTTTGAAATCATATGCTGAAGGTATTCAACAGTTCGAAGCTGATAATCCACAATACAAAGTTGAAGTGTTTGGGCCGTCTGCGGGTGTTCGTCATTCTGGCTCAACAAGAAATCATGGTCTTCAAGCGTTGTCTAATAAAGGTGGCGCTGTCGATTGGGTCATTGTTGACAAAGAAAGCGGAAAACAACTCACTAACTTCAATCGTCCGTATCCTGGACAAACAGGAGATCCTGGTGAAACTGCGCCTATCTATGCAAAGTTTCACGCGGCAGCGTCTCTTGCTCAAAAGCATTATTTTCCAGATTCAACTCCTATCACATTTGGTGGAGGGTTTCAGACGGGCACAACAGCATTCGATCTGATGCATGGAGACCTGACACATCCAGGTGGTGTTGACGGATACAATCGCGAGCGTGGCTGGTCTGATTCGATGATGTCGAAATACAACATTCAAGAAAACGTCACAATTGGTTCAGTGAAAGATCAAGCGACTCTTGCACAATCGATTTATGGCGAACTGGATGAAAATGGCAATTACAAAAATCAAATCAAATCAGTAAAAGACGAAAACACAAACACGTCTCGGATGGCGTTTGTCGCCCGAGAAAAACAAAAAGAATCAGAACTGAAATCTGATACTGTTCAATCGAATCAAATTCAAGAAGCGAATGAACTCGCAAAACCTGTTGATGAGAGTTCGATCATCGAAACTCCAAAAGAATCTCCCGCGACTCAAATTGTTCCAACCAATGAAAAATCTGAGAAATCATCTCCGTTGCCTTCTTACAAAAGTGCAATCGAAGACATGACAAAAAATACACTCACGGTAGATCCTATCCAAGAATCGAATCAACTCGCATCATTGTCTTCGACCGACAATTCAACGAATCCTATTTTGAAGCCAAAAACACAAGAGTCACTGGCACAAGAAGTCAAGACAGTGAATGAACCTATCAATGCGCTAGAGTATTCACCAACGCCACTCGCGAAATCTCATATGGGAGATTTGACAGGACCTAAAATGCCTCCAGAAAAGGCACCAGTTGCGAAAGTTGGGTCTGATGTCGTCATACCAAAACCAGTCAAAGAAACTCCTACCGCGTCACCTGTGAAGAAAGAAGAGCCAATTCCTGAAGTCGTACCAACAGATTCTATGGCATCAGGAGGAGAAATCAAAGAACCACATACAGCGATCAACAATCGAACAGGAAAAAGAATCAATCTTGGAGAAGTTGGAACTGGTGGTGAAGTTGTGATTCCCAAGCACAAGATCAATGCGGCAGAACTTGGTGAAAGAAAAGATTCGAATGTCGAAGCTATGAAATCTCATAGCGAACAAAAGCGTCCTGTGACGGTTCGACAAGCACCTTCACCGCTTCCTAAAGGTGGACCAAAACCATTGTCAAACATTCTTGTCGATCATCCACTGAGATCGCCGACACTAACAAAAGCATATGCTCGGGCGACAATGCAGCAAGATCCATATCAAGAAGGATATGTGAATTTTGGACATCCATTGTTCTAATTTAGTTCAACAAAAAACCCCGGAGAAATCAATCTCCGGGGTTTTTGTCTTTGTAAAACTTTTAGTCTTCTTCTGCAAGCTTTTTGAAGAATGACATATCATCATCTTCTGTCGCTTTATCGTCCTTTGTCGAAGGATCAGGATCAAACTGGTTCGATCTTGCGACAGGCTCACGTTGAACTTCTGTTCGCGTGAGTCCTGCGACTTCTTCACCAGAGTTTGAAAGAACCTTGTCGAGTTGAGCCTTCAGTTCTTCATATGTCTTGAACTTCGACGGTGCGATTTCAGCGAGCAATGAATATTCAGAATTCCAAATCTTTTCAAGTTCGTCGTCATTCGTACTCAAGGCAGACGCCGGTTCGAATGTTGAAAGATCGTAATTTCTGAATGAATCCTTCATTCGAATCTTGAGCTTGAAATTCGCGCCCTTCCAAAAATCAAAGGGATTAACAGGATCATCTCCATATTGTGGATTCATGATTTCTGTAATCTTGTCGAAAATCTTCTTACCATATCGATAGAGAAAGACCTTGCCTTCATTTTCAGGATTCTTTGGATCAGAAATGACTTGAATGCAAGAGATGTAAGAAAGCTTGCGCTTCTGTTCACGAACTTGCTTGCGCTGCCATGAATTGTCGTCCGTGCTTTGCTGCCAGAGTTTTGTATTGAATTCACCGACAGGATCGGTCTGATTCAATGTTGTTAGTGAGTTTTCAATATACCACTTCCCTGTAGGACCTTTGAAGCCATGAGAGAACAGACGAACCCATGGAAGTGCATCTTCACCGTCAATAGCCGGTGCTGGTAGAAAGCGAATAGTCGCAAAGCCATTACCCGCCTTGTCGACCTCTGGTTGCCAGTATCGCGTATCTTCATCTGCATTTGTTTGGGGAGTGTTGATCGTTTCAATTGCTTTTGCAAGACGATCTAGGGATTCTGAATTCTTTTTTAGTGTAGAGAAATTTGCCATATAAAATATATCCTTGTATGTTTTTGGTCATATGTTTTTTTATTCACAATGTTCATAATATGAAAGTATAATGACACAGTATTGTCTTTGTGTCAACAGTTTATTTATATAACTCTACTTTATCTTTAAGTATATTTTTGATTTTTTCATGATCAAATTCTACGAATGGTGTGTATTTGATACATGTATTCATGATCTTCGATCCGATGAAATGATCAGAAAGTCTATCATTGAATTTGGGGAAGTAGTCAAAGTAATGATTCAGAATGATCATTGTTTCATATGAAACTGATCCTTGGAGATGCCTGTATAGAATCACAGGAATATCGGCAATTTCTTCTTTTGAAATGTGAAATGCGTTTTTGATTGATCCGGCAACTTTGAATAGTCCATCAACTTCTTTTTCAAAGAGATATGTTCTTGATTGCTTTCGATACTGAAACTGGAGAAAAGCATCTTTGGAATCTTCAGTGATAAGATCGCCAACCCATTTAGGATTCTCAATCATGTTCGCAATTATGAAATCTTTCATTTCTTCCGCTGAATAGAGTCTCGACAGTTTTTGAAACTGGAATCTATCGCGCCGTTTCGCAAAAGCGTCGGGTGTTACTTTTGTCTTTCCGTGATACTTTATGTAATCATAGCTCTTTGTCGTGAAGTGCATCTTCAGAGCGAAATAAAGTTGAAACGTTTCAAATGCTGTTATTCTCATTAAGACACATTCCATCCTTTCTCTTTGTATTTTCTCACGCGATATTGATCTGCGTTTGAAACGTCATCTATAAGAAGTCTTTTTCCTTTTATCAATTGAAACATCTTTTCGGATATCATCAGGACATTTTCAAGAGGATCATAATAGATTCGACAATGCGTGAAATCAAAAGAATCGACAATATCTTTTGGTGTTTCATAATCAGTATAAATGAACTGGACTGCCATGCCTTCTACTGTAACAGACTCGACACCGAGTATTTTTTCATTTGTGAATGATGATGAATATTTACCATCTTTTGCATCGGAAGATTCTTCGACCATGTGTTTCACGTTTTTGTTGAGAAACACATCACAATCGACAATTGGTTCATTGTTGAGGAGAGACGCAAAAATCCCACCAGTGATGATATAATCGCCTGGTATGAAGTCGGGCATAAACGGTTTGATTATTTCGTGAATTGCGATGATTTGTTTTTTTAGATTATGAATAGAATCGATGTCTGGGTCAGACAGTGCCATCGCGAAACCTCCGTTAGATAGGAAGTTTTAGTGTACTCGATTTTTTCATGAAATTCAAGTCTTCAGCTTCGATTTTCAGCTTCGATTTGATGACTGATGATATGAGTTTTGCGGCAACTTCGATTTCAAGTCCGCTGGTGTGACAATATAAAAGAATCGCATCCATGTATGGAATATTCTTTTCCGCTACTAATTCTTCAATCTTGAGTGAAAACGTTATCGATTCGTCTTTTTGAATTGCCATTGAGTTCTTTCTGTGAGAGCCCCAGATTTTTCTGTTCCGAGGAAAATCTGGAAACCCGAGAAGACATTAAGCCGCTAGGCGGAATTCTTCTGTGGCAAAATTATCATTTGCGTTTGTAGTTTTTGACCAATAAGGCAGTCATCCCGTTATCTCCAGTTGTCTATTATCTACCTGTCGATCCTATTTCACGCCCATCAAAAGCACACAACCACCTTTAAAGGGTTGCTGTTACCGTCCTAACTCATTTAAGGTTAGATGACCCATTGTGTGCTTATGGTGGACGTGCCGGGTACCGCCCCCGGGTCCAGTAAAGTTTTTAACTTCCTTCATCAATAACACTATATTTATATCATTAGTGGTTTCAAAAGTCAAGAGTTATAATTCAATCGGCTTTTGTGATTTTGCCAGTCTTCAGCGAAATGATATTGTCTTTTTCAAGCTTTATCAGCGCAATCTGAATTCCTCGAATCGTTCCTTTGAGATACGATACACCAGCACAAGCCGCGAATGCACAAATCATGACGGCGATCATCCAATATTCAAAGAACATTACCAACTTCCTTCTGGTACGTTTTAATCTTATATTTCAGTGAATCTGTATAGTCATTCCTTGACGTGAGGAAGACCTGTGGACTCGATTCATTATCAACTGATATGATCGTCACTAAATTGTCAATTCGAATTCCAGTCATGTCCTCATACATTATAGAATATGCTGTTTTCTGTTCT